TACGACCGCGACGCGAAGGACCGCCAGGACCGACTCGACAACGCCCTGGGCCTGCTTGCGGAGAAAGAGATCGAGCGCCTCGAGCAGCAGGCGGCCACGTCGGCCGCGAACGAGCGGGTCCTCGAGCTCGAGCTCCAAGCCGCGGCCGCGGCTCAGACCCGCGCTGAGCGAGATCTCGAAATCGAGGCGCTCAAGACGGACGCCGCAGCCGCGATCGCAGCGAACCCGGCCGTCCGCCGGCTCGTCGAGGCCTTCACGCTCGGCCGAGCCGAGGACCACGCCGAGATCTTCACGCTCAAAAAGCAAATCGCCGAGCTCGGGATCCCGATCCAGAACGGCCAGGACCCCCTGACCGGGAAGCCGCTCTGGCTCTACCCCCCAGGCTCGATTACCGGCGGCCTTTATGCGGAGATCCTCACGACCCGCGAGGAGCGCGAAATCTGGAAAACTCAATACGGCGAGGAGCACACCCTGCGCCTCGACGGCGACGCGCTCCGCCTCGGCCTCGAGCGCCGCGTCTTCCCCGGGAAATTCTGGACGGTCGTAGGGAAGGGAACCGCCTTCGGCCTCATCGTCTTCGCCGGCTACAAAGCCGCAACGCTCATCTTTTAGCGGAGGACCAAGATGCTAGGACCCGAGGCCGTTCAGGCCGCAGCCGAAACAGCCAAGCAGGCCGGCCCCTCATCGGCGACCGCCATCGGCGTCGCCATTCTCGTCATTGGACAAATCGGAATCTGGCTCGACAAGGCCGTCGCCTACGCGAAAGCGCGGGCGGAACGGAAGCGGGCCGAGGCCGATGTCGTCGAAGCGAAAAACATCGCGCATCTCACGACCAAGCCTCCGGCGCCAGGCAACGGGAGCCATGCCGATTTTATCATGCCCCATGCCCTCGCCCTCGAGCGCCACGAAGGCGAGATCAAAAACCTGCAAGGCACGTTCGTGAAGCTCGACCACGACAACCGCGAGGACCACGGAAAGATCTTCACGAAGCTGGACGACCTCAAGGACCTGCTCGTCGAGGAGCTCGGCCCGGGCCACGGCGCGAGGAGCTGAATGACCGACGTCAAGAGATGGCCGAGCAAGCGCGTCCCGATCTCGAGCTGCCGAGTTTGGGAGAAGAACCCCCGCGCCATTAAAAAGGGCGACTTCGATCGCCTCAAAAAGCAGATCGTCGAGCTCGGCCAATACAAGCCCCTGGTCGCCACGGCCGACGGCCGCGGATTTGTCATCCTCGGCGGCAACATGCGCCTGCGAGCGCTCAAGGAAATCGGAGCTACCGACGTCGAGCTGACGATCGTCGACGCCCCGACCGAGGAGCTCCGCATAAAATACAGCCTCAGCGATAACGACCGCGCCGGCATGTGGGACGACCAGGCCCTGGCCGAGCTCATCTTCAACGCGAAGGACGCCCTCGGCGACCTCGGCATGTTCCGGATCGACCTCGCCCCTACCCTCGCGATCGACCGGATCCTCGACAGCTACGGACCGTCCCACGACTCGGGACCCGAGGACGAGGTCCCCAAGCCGGCCCTCCTCGCGACGACCCGGCCAGGCGACGTCTTCACGCTCGGCCGACACCGCCTCGTCTGCGGCGACGCTACCACCGCCTGGAGCTACGACGCCATCCTCGAAGGCAAAAAAGCAGATCTCATCTTCACCGACCCCCCCTATAACGTCGACTACGTCGGCCAGCAATTCGCCGGGATCCTCAACGATAACATGAGCGAGGACGGATTCATCGGATTTACAGAAGCCTGGATGGGCCTATTCCAGAAGAACCTCAAGCTCGGCGGAGTTTTCTACATCTGCAGCGGCTACTCCTCATACCCCCCATTCATCTACGCGATAAAAAAAAGCGGGCTCACCTTTTCGACGCCCATCATCTGGGTCAAGAACCACGCCCTGATGAATTGGCCGGACTACCACGGAAAGAACGAGATGATCCTCAAGGGCAAGCGGGACAAGAAAACGGCGACGCCGATCCTGTACGGATGGAACAAGGGCCGGCATTATTTCAGCTCGGACCGCTTCGAGGCGGACGTCTGGGAGCACCCGCGGCGGGCCTCGGCGAAGATGCTACACCCGACGCAGAAGCCGCTATCGATGGTCCAGCGGGCGATCAAGAACAGCACCCGGCCGGGCGAGATCGTCCTCGACGCCTTCGCCGGAAGCGGGACGACCATGATCGCGGCCGAGCGGGAGGGCCGGCGGGCGGCCATGATCGAGCTCGACCCCTATTTCTGCGACGTGATCATCCGACGCTACGCGGCCCAGGGCGGCCAGGCCGAGGCGGAGATCCGGGCGACGCGCCGATCGGCGGAGATCCCGAAGGCGGATCGGCAGCGCATGGACGGGCAGCGGGCCGGCGCCGCGGCCGCGGACGCGAAGCTCAAGGGCAACAGCAAGCGGCGGAGCGGCGGCGACGCGCCCATCCCCCCGGAGGGCCGAGGGAAGGCGGCCAGGCCCAAGCCCGCAGCTCCGGAGGGCGGCAACGGCAGAGGCCGGCGCCCGGACCTCGAGGACCCGGCGGCCGGCACCGGGCCCGTCCACGACGCCGACAGGCGCGCCTTTACGCGAGGAACCAGGGCGAAGGCGGCCAGGCAGCCCGGGAGGACCCGGCCGACGGCGACCGAGGCCCAGGCGGCCAGGCGGGAGGGCCAGACATGACCAGGCTAAACCCCGGAGATCTCGTCGCGCTCAACAGCGGAGGGCCGATTTTAACGGTCATTGAGGCCGGAGTCGAAACAGCAAAGGTCGCCTGGATTACTGAGGACGGGAAGAAGCAGGAGGCCATCTTCCCAATCGTCTGCCTCCGAGGAAAGAGCGAGAAGCGAAGCGAGGACGAAGGATGAGCTACGCCGAGCACCTCACCGAGCTCGCGGGCCGGATCCTCGAGGAGGAGGAGGTCAAGCTCACCCCCACGCCGGCCAGGCCGGCCCCCCAGGGCCTCAAGGGCCCGGGCCTCGAGCGCCTCGACCAGGCCTGCCGCATCGTCGAGCAGGCCTTCAAGACCGCCGGCAAGGACAAGGTCGCGCTCGCCTTTTCGGGCGGCTCGGACAGCTACGCGCTCCTGGCGCTCACGGCCGAGGCCGGCTTCAAGCCGACGATCGTCTGGACGAACACCGGGATGGAATACCTCGAAACGCTCGCGTTCGTCGGCCAGGCCGCGAAGCGCTACCGGCTCGAGCTCAAGATCGCGAGGCCTTCGCGCTCGCCGCTCGATCAATGGCGGCTCACCGGATGGCCGTTTCTCGGCAAGATGGCCGCGAGGACCTGGACGAAGCAGCACCCGAGCGCCGGCTTCCGGCTCAACGTTTCGGAGTGCTGCCGGGAGCTCAAGATCCGGCCGGCTCGCCGGCTCTGCCGGAACCTCGGCGCGAGCGTCCAGCTCACCGGGCAGCGGGGCCAGGTCGACGACCAGGCCCGGGGCCTCCGCGAGCACCTCGACGGGGCCGTCGTCTACCAGCAGCGGGACAAGCTCTGGATCGCGAACCCGCTCAACGGATGGACCGACGACGACGTCGCCGGATTCTCGGCGAGCCGCGGCTTGCCGGAGCACCCGGCCAAGCTCCGCGGGGCCCGGACGATCGGGTGCGTATTTTGCGGCGGAGGATGCCAATTTCAGAACAGCGGGATCCGGGTCCTTCGGCAGACCTGGCCGGCGGCCTGGCGCCGATTCATCGTCGAATGGGGCGCCGGCGCCGTGATCCTCGCGCTCAAGTACCAGGACACGCTCGAGGACATCCTCGGAGCCGTCCACCAGCTCGGCGACCTCGGGAAGCTCGCGGACGAGCGGCCCTGGGTCTTCGACTTCACGCGCCGGACCCCGCTCAAGGGATACGCGAAGGGAGCCCGAGCATGATCAAGGTGACGGCGATTAAAGACCGGCTCGAGGAAAAGGCCGAGTGGCTCGCGATAAAGGCGAGGGCCGAGCGGAGGATCGCAGAGATCGACGCAGAGATAAAGGCCGCAGAGGCTTTAATTCAGGAAGCCGCAGCGCTCGAAAAGCTGGCCCAGGGAGCCCGGGCATGAGGCGCCGGCAGGCGGGCCTCGAGGGCCAGGCGGGGCCGCAGCTCGCCGCGCTCAGGATGAGGGCCAGGCGCGAGCCCAGGGCCTACCAGGCCGAGCTCGAGGGCGTCATCGCCCACAACGGCCACGTGCTCGCCTTCACGACCGGGCCCGGGCGGGGATTGACCACCAGGGAGGTCGCCGTTTACACCCCCGGGGCGGCCGCGTTTACGCGCAGCCGGGCCGGGAAGGGCCCGGGCCAGGCCGGGACCCCCGGGGAGGGCAGGGATGCGTCGTGACGCTCAGGAAAAGGCCCGAGGACAAGCTCAAGACCGGGCGTCCGCCGGCACCGCTAAAAGCGGGCTACGAGCAAATCGAGGTTATGGCCGGATGCGGCCTCACGATCGAGGAGATCGCCCTCATCCTCGGGATGTCGAGGGATGGGCTCTACAAGCGGCAGCGGAAGGACGCCAAACTCCGGGACGTGCTCAAATCCGGCCGGGCCAAAGCCGACCTTGCCGTGATCAAGGGCCTTTATACCAGGGCATCGACCGGGGCGGACACAGGCGCGGCCTGCTTCTGGCTCAAGAACCGCCGGCCGGAGGAGTGGCGCGATCGGCGCGAGTTCGAGCACAGCGGCAAGGTCGACCTCGAGCTCACGTTCGCATTCGGAACCGAGGGCGAGAAGAACGGGAACGGGAAGCCGAAGGGCGAGGAGGAGAAGGGATGACGGATCCGCGATACGCGAGGGCCTCGGAGCCGGCCAGGCCGGCCGGGCCGATCTCCGCCGAGCTCGGGCAGCCGGCGCCGCTTCACGAATGGCGGGTCGCTTGCGGAGATTGCGGCGGGCCCCTCGAGCGCTACCGCGGCCAGGGCGGAGGCCAGGCCTTCGATTTCACCGGGTACACGCTCTGGTGCCCCCGTTGCCGGGCGATCCCCTTCGCGGTCGCCTTTACGCCGCCGGGCCCGGGCCGGGACCTCGAGCCGGGAGGCCGGGGATGAGGCTCACCGGCTACACGCCCAGGCCAACGCAGCGGGAGATCTTCGCAGCTCCCGAGCGCTTCCTCGCGGTCGACGCCGGCCGGCGATGGGGAAAGACCTTGACCGGCCTCAATTGGGGCCTCGAGGGCATCTGCCGCGAGGGCGGGCCGATCTGGTGGGTCGCCCCGACTTTCAGCCAGAGCAAGATGGTTTACCGGACCTTGATCTCGGCAGCCAGGGCGGGCACGGCTCACACGGCCATCCGCTCGGCGAGCGACACGGAGCTGCGCGTCGAGTTCATCAACGGCCAGGTCTTCGAGTTCAAGACGGGCGACAACCCGGACAACCTCCGCGGCGCCGGGATCCGGAGGGCCATCCTCGACGAGGCGGCCCGGCTCAAGCGGGAGATCTACGAGGAAGTCATCCGGCCGGCCGTCTCCGACACGCATGGCCGGATCCTTTTCCTCACGACGCCGAAGGGGAAAAACTGGTTTTATGAGCTCTGGCTCCGCGGCTTCGACGAGAGCGATCCGGAGTTCCGGAGCTGGAAGTTTCCGACCTGGGACAACCCGAAGATCTCGCCGGAGGACATCGCCCAGGCCCGGGCCAGCTTGCCGGCCGACGTCTTCGCCCAGGAATACGCGGCCGAGTTCCTCGACAATGCAGCGGGCGTCTTCCGCGGGATCCGGGAGGCGATCGGCAGCGAGCGCCGCGAGCCGGAGAAGGGCCGGGAATACTTCGCCGGCCTCGACCTCGCACGGTTAACAGACTTTACCTGCCTGACGATTCTCAACGACGCGGCCGAGCAAGTTTTTTTCGACCGCTATAACCTCCTGGATTGGGCGGTCCAGAAGGCCAGGATTATCAAGGACATCGAGCATTACGACGCCCGGCTTCTCGTCGACTCGACCGGGATCGGCGACCCGATTTTCGACGACCTCGCCCGGGCCGGGCTCACGGTCGAGGGATACAAGTTCTCGAACATCAGCAAGAAAAAGCTGATCGAGGCGCTCATGATGGGCTTCGAGCAGCACAAGCTCAAGATCCTCGACGAGGCGACGCAGACGAGCGAGCTCGAGATCTTCGAGTACGAGATCGGCAAGAGCGGGCTCGTCCATTACTCCGCGCCCGAGGGCTACCACGACGACACGGTCATCGCCCTGGCGCTCGCGTATTGGCCGCTCCGGCCGGGCCGGGTCGAGCCGCGCATTTGGATCTGAGGAGGGACTCGAGATGAAGCTCCAATGGCCGATAAAACGGGCAGCCGGGAAGCCGGGCGAGAAACGCGAAACTCCGGTCGCCGGCCAGATCCTCGCGATCTACGGGATGGGCCGGGCGCTCTGGAGCTCGCGGGACTACGCGACGCTGAGCGAGGCCGGCTATAAAAACGTTGCCGCGGTCTTCGGATCGGTCCAGCTCGTCACCGGCGGCGCGGCCGGGGTCGATTGGAAGGTCGAGCGCCGGACCGGCAAGGGCAAGTGGGAGCGGGACGACGAGAGCGATCTCTGGAAGCTCCTCTGGAAGCCGAATGGCCGCGAGGGGAAGCGCCGATTCATCGCGAACGCGCTCGGCTACAAGCTCCTGGCCGGCAACAGCTACCTGTGGAAAAGCGCGATCGGCAGCCTCCCCCCGCAGGAGCTCTGGACGCTCCGGCCGGACCGCATGGAGATCCTCACCGGCGACGCGAAAAATCTCATCGCCGGCTACGGCTACAACACGACCGGCCAGCCGCGGACATTCAAGCCGGAGGAGATCCTTCACATCAAGGAATTCAATCCGACCGACGATTTCTATGGCTTGAGCCGACTCGAGGTCGGGGCCAAGAACATCGACATTTTCAACTGGTCGAAGGAATGGAACCTCAAGATTCTGCAGAAGGACATGCGCCCGCCGGGAGCCGTCGTCGTGGAGGGCGCGCTCAGCAAGGCGCAGCGACAGAACATGCAGGATGATCTCCGCCGTTTTCAGGGCCCGGAAGCGATTGACTTCGGGACGGCGCCGATCTTCGAGGGCGGCGGGAAGTGGGAAAACATCTCGATTCCGCCGAAGGACATGGACTGGCTCAATTCGCAGAAGGTCAACATGCGGGAGCTCTGCGCGCTTTTCCACGTTTGGAGCGGGCTCCTCGGCGACACCGATAACACGACGTACAGCAATCAGCAAGAGGGCCGCAAGGGCCTTTACCTCGAAGCCATCCTGCCGGAGATGGACGAATTCCGCGACGAGCTGCAGACCTGGCTCGTCCCGGCCTTCGGCGACAACCTCCGCCTCGACTACGATCGGGATTCGATCGAGGCCATCCAGGAGGACCGGGCGAAGCGCTACACCTACCTGGCCGCGGCCGACTGGATCTCGCAGAACGAAAAGAGGCTCGCGACCGGCTACGAGGAGGTCCCCGAGGGCGAGGTCATCCTGGTGCCGATCGGCAAGATCCCGCTCGAGCTCAGCGGCGAGGGCCGGCCAGCCGGCGGCAACGGAACCGGCGCCGAGCCCGTGACCGAGGAGGAAAAGGCCCGGGCCCGAATGTTCGAGATCCTCAAGCGGACCGGATCCCCGCGGCTCGCGCTCGGGCTCCCGGAGCTCCCCGCGGCGAAGGCGCTGGCCGAGCTCCCGGCGGCCTCGAGGCAGGTCGCCGCGATCGTTGTAGGCGAGGCCAAGCGGTCGTTTTGGATCGCGACACCGGAGCGGAAGCGGGCCCTGTGGGATAACTTCGCGCTCCGGGTCAAGGCGAAGG